TATTGTCCATCATAAAAAATATTTGCTTTTAAATATAATTTATCAGATGCTTTAGAAGTAACAAAGTAATTAACTCCAGCAAATGCAATATCATCTACATAACCACCTAATGAAGATAATTCTAAAACTCCTAATGCTACTGGCGGTTCTGATTTAGCCACTTTAATTAAAACAGTTCTTTGTGTCGTTCTATTTACAGCGCATCTAGTAACAATTCTTTTAGTTGTATCTGGAACTGTATAATTAATAGAAAAATCACTACCAACTGTTAAAACTTGTGGAGTAACTGAATCGTATTGAAATTCTAAAACCTTTGATTGTAACCATGCAGCAGAACCAACGGCAGCAGTTTTAATTTTAGCTTCTAAATCTGCTTTAAATATATCCCATAACGTTTCCTGTAAATACATTTGTGTTGCTACTATGTACTTCCAAAGTGTATAAATAGCAGAGTTTGATGGGCTATTTAACCCACTTAAAGCCGTTTGATTTGCTTGTTCAGCATCTAGTAATGATACTATTGTGTTTATTGACCTTGCCATTATAATTCGTTTGGTTTTACTATTTCAGTAGTTAAGTTAGGAGCTAATGTTGCTGTTGTAGTGTCTTGTGTTTGATTATCATTACCTAAAGTAGCGTAATCTTGTATGTAATCTTGTACGTTTGGATGATCAAAGTTTTGTTCTTCATTACGTCTTAGTAACTTACCAAAAGTACCGTATTGTTTATTATGCACTGTTTGCCAAACAGTATCTGCTAATGTTAAAATAGTTGCATCTTCATCTTTATAAGATTCAAATAAAATATGTAAACGTACTGTTAAATCATATTGTTGAGATACTGCTAATTTGCCCTTATCTGTATAATTACTAGGTAAAAACTCAATACCAATTGCAGGATATAAAAACGGTTGTTCTTCGCTTTCACGTTCCAATTGGTTATTCCATAGAAACACTTTTTTAATACCACTAATAGCACTTAAATCAGTTTTTAATGAGTTATATAAAGTTAGTTTAGACATTAATATAAATAACTAAAAATAAAATAATTGAAACGACCATAAATAAAATACACTTTTTAACAAGAGTAAGTTTTTCTTTATATTCTTTTTCTGTCATAATATGCAAATATACAAATTAAATATATAAATATATTACTCTATTTGTATTACCAAATCCAATTTTATTTCTAATCACATCAAAAAATGTAGATTCTTTAAATATATTATTAAACTCATCTAATGATATATTGTTTTTTATAAGTATTGAATCCACATTGTATTCCATTATGCAAATATACAAATTATTTATTAAATTGTTTCTTAATATTTTTATCTAAAAAAGCAATTATTTGCCTATTTAATTTACCTGAATAACCTATAAATTGACGTTTAGGCATTTTGAAAGAATGTTTACCCCACGCTTTACCCATTAACCCATCATTATGTATTCTGGCATAAGGCACGTCTGTATAAATTTTAGCGGATAAACTACCAAAACGTTTACTTCTAATTGAACGACTTAAACGACCTGCGCCACCTTTGCCTATTAAAATGCCTCTATCAATTCCTAAACTTCTAACTCCACTTTCACCACGTCTACCACGTTTATAAGTATCAATACCTCTTTTACGTTTTTTCCAAGGGCTAAAACTTTCATCTGTAAAACCACCATCACTAAAAGACTTTGTGAAATGAGTTGCAGCTAATTTACCACTAGCCTCCACTAACTTCTCTAATTGAGGTTTAAAAGTTTCTATAAACTTTAATATCTTTTTATGTTCCGCAAATGTTGCCATTAGTTTAATCCAAAGTAAAATATTTGACAGTAATATAAACCTTCTTTATTCTTATTTAACAATATGTGGGTAAAATAATAACAACTTTTTGTCAACTGTTCGTTTACGTTTCCTTTGCCTATTAAGTTGTTAATCATGGTTTGGGCATATAAAAGTTATTACTAGCTAAATCTTTATCTTTTGGTTCTACTGTAAAATATGGGTGTGCATCACTAAAAACAATTCTATCTTTACCTGCATTCATCATAAATTCAGGCGGTACGGTATCGGGTTTTTTAAATCCTTTTAAACTTGTCTTATCTTCGCTATCTGTTTGTAATGTAGTACATCTACAATTCCATCCATTAGGCGGAAAATACGAATTCCAAAACCTATCATTTACAGGTCTACTAATATTATTTAACATAGCGTGTTCAGGACGTACCCTTCCATCCCCAACTGTGCTATAAGTAAGCATTGGTAATAATTCCGCATTACTTTCAATATCCATCCACATACTAGCACTTCTACTTTGAGATATAGCTGCATTGTATTCAGCTCTTAAATAGTTTTCGTTGTAATTTTTGAATATTTCAGTACCAGTTTTCTTATACTCACTAAATGGCTTAATTCTATCTTTGTCGTAAATAGCATCTGTCATTTCTCGCACTTGGTGGTACTGTTTAGCTCCCGAAAACACATAAACGTTATTTCTTAAATCGTTAAGCATTTTAAAATCGGGACTATTCCATTCAACATCTGTTAATGCTTTACCAAAGCCATTATAAACACCATTAGTTAGCTTTTCGGCTACTCGTAAATATGTTGCAACGTCTAAAGATTGTGGAGTGATTAAGCCACTATACACACCAATTACAATACGTTCAATTTCTTCGTCTGAAAATATGTTAATTGGTGCAGCATTTTGTATGTCGCAAAATGAACACATCTATTTATAAAGATTATCTAATCTATTTTTAATATTAGCAACATCGGTTGGGTCGTTTACAATAACAACCTCACTCCCATATTTCTCATCTAAATATTCAGGACTGAAAGTGAATTTACCTGTTTTAATTAACTCAATATCTATCTTAGATTGTTCAATTAAAGTTAAATCATCTTCTGCTTTAACAGTTATTTTAACGCCTTCAGGAAATATACCTAAACGTGTCATCATTGGCACTAATTGATAGTTTAAAACTCCTTCAATAAAAAATTCATCGTTATAAGCTACATTCTTTAAAACACGCTCTTGTACTTCTGCACTACCTACATAGGCTTTTTCGTCTAGCGTTCCTGTTTGCCCTAAAATAAGTTTACTAATCTCACTATTACAACGCTGTATCATCATGTCAAACACTTGAAAAGCATCTGAACGATTAGATTCTACTAACTCAATTAAATCACCTGTATCAAACACACCATAAGAAGCTACACCCATATTTTTAAGCATTGATTCCATATTATCACGAGTTACTTCATCTCTTACATCTGTTTTGCCTATTCTAATAGGGCTACCAAATATTTCTACAAATTCACTCCACGCGCCTAATGCGTTTTTCTTCCAAATAACTAAAGGAGCTGCTTTCATATATAAACCTAAATCTCTAGGCTTACCAACCCCAATACACCAATTATTATAAGGAGCTTCTAAGTAGTCAGTACCACTTAAATCTGCATAAGTATTAGTTACTATATGAAATTCGGGCTTAACGTATTCTCTAGGTACTAATTCAACTGATTTAAAAGCATTATCTACAACGCTATCAAATTGAATTAATGAATGTCCGTAATAAATAGCATCTAATGAATAATCTATAAAATCTCTAAACCATTTTTGTTTAATAATATATTCCAACTCTTCGTTTTCTTCACCGTTTAATTTTACATCAAAGTCTTTAGATAGCGTTAAGTTTTTACGTTGGTTAACTGCTGCCGTTAAGTGGGCATCTAATTCAATGTTCTTATAAACTTTGTACAATTCCGATCGCTGAGGAGCTGTTAAAGATTCCGCTCTAGTTACCGCTAGTTTGTAAGTTTCAATATTAGTAAAGCCCCTATACAATTGAGTAGGAGTAGTAATACGTTTTCTAATATCTGCTGTTTTAGGCATATTAACAGAAACGTCCTGTACTTTATTAAAATCTATGTTATATCCAAATAATTTCATTATATAGCTCCTTTTCGATTATAGAAAACCTCTGAAGATATAATATGATGTTCATTAGTTATTTTGTCGATAACTAATAATTTACCATCTCCAAAAGACATTAATATTTCGTATTTATCATTCATTACCAAAGTTGATTTGATGATTTAATAGTGTTACCATCTGAGTTACCCCATCTAATAGAAACACCTTGTTGCGGTAATATTTGAGGTAAATCCGCTGTAATATCTCCACTAGCTACACGTTTAAGCCATGCAATAGCCCCACCGTTTTGAGTAGCATTATTACCATCGTAACGCTCTTTACGTAAATCTGGAATGTTTCTAGGATTAATACGTGAGTGTAAATGATACAAAGTAATGTCTAGTAAATACATTACTATTTGTTGGTTTCTATTATCTCCTTCACTCCATTTAGTAGTATCGTCGGGATAAGTAGCGGTTAATGTATAAGCACTACCAACGCTCCAAAAACCAGTTTCAGTTGGTAAAATTCCTTTACAATTTAATAAACAAGTGTATTCAATATTGTTATAGTAAACCTTATCTCCTACAACGTATGAAGTGGTATTTACATATTCATCTTCTGGTAATTTAACGTAAAATAGTGATTTATCAGCAGCTTTTAAAGTCCATTCGGAAGCATTAAAAGCGTGTGCAGTACTACCAGCTATTGACTTATAAATATTACCATTATAAACTACATATTGACCAGTAGTGTAAACAGTAGAAGCACTAAAAGTACTTGCAGTCCATTCAACTAATTGTTTGCCGTTATAAGTAGCAGTAATATCAAATGCTTTAGTATCTGTAAATATCTGATTAACTATGTAACGTTGAGCTAAATAACTAATCATTTCACTTTGTGCGGATTGCTCAACATCTAGTTTAGTTTGTTGGTTAGATTCGATTATTTGAGCTAAGTTATCCGATTGAATAACACGTAAATAATCATTATCTCTTAAAAGTCTAGCCATTGTACAAAAATATAAACAAAATGTGCTTAATTAATACTATTGTTACTAATATTTTCCAAATCTAATTTAAC